AGTGTTAATATATTAGAAGCTGAGTCACTAGCAATATGTATATCTTCTACTAGTAGGTCATCAATTTCACTATTTGTTAGACCTTTAGCGGCTAACTTTAGTTCAGAGTTTACTAGCTTGTGTCCGTAGCCTATTGTGTCATTACCACCTTCAGGAGAAGCGTGAGAGTACCAAAGTTGATCAGCATCACTCCATCCTGTTTTACCACCATTCTCAACTTTCTTGAGATACTCTATAAACACATCAGAGATCATACTAGTTTCTCATCTGTACGTTGTTTAGTTAAAAAGGACTTTTCGTAACCCGATAACACATTAAGAGCGTCTTGAGCATTTTGTCTCATTTGAGATACGTTCTTTGGAGTTATGTCTTTAGGTTCAAAACCTAATCCTTGATGTATTTGTCCACCGTTTGCGTATCCTGAAGGTGCAGAAAAACCTTGTTTAACTGTTTGACCGTCAGGTGTTACCATAGCAGGTTGTTGTGCCATATTACGTTTCTGTTCGTTTGTAGCATCAGAGGTATCTTGTTCTAGTATTTCTGCGTCTTTGTCCTTAGAGATTACAAAGCCACCTTTTTCCATCATAGGCATTGCAGAAGCGCCTTGTGGCGGCATAGCCTCTTGTGGCATAGCTTCTTGTGGCATAGCTTCTTGTGGCATAGCTTCTTGTGGCATAGCTTCTTGTGGCATAGCTGGTGCTTCCTGTGCAAAACCTTCTTGCATTGTTGGTTCAGCAATAGGAGCTTCTTCTTTTTGTTGAGCAGTTACAGGCTCTTGACCTTCTTCTTCTAGTCGTGTGCGTAACTCTAAACCTTCTTTTTGTAACTTATCTAGATATTTCTTACCACCACCAAAGAAAGGCACTAGTCCTTTAGGTATACGATACTCATAATTACTAATTCTAATGGGAACATCATCTGTAGGATCTAGTTGTGTACCTGTAAGATCAACATCATTCTCCATAGCTAATTCAATAGCTTCTTTAGCGTANCGGTTTANTTGATTNAGGCCATGCAATAGAACAGACTCNTAAGGTAGTATGAAATCACCCTCGTCTGCAGTCTGTGGTATATCATCTGCTACAGACATCTCTCCACCTTCTTGTGGCGGCATAGCTTCTGCTTCATTGATCATACCAACACCTGCATCTGCACTCTCCATTGGTGCAGGAGCTACGAAACCCTCTTGCATTTGTTGTGGTTCTATTGCCATTGTATTCTTACCTTTTCTGTATTATTTTAGAGCTAACTATGTACGTTACGCTCCAGACCCGCCTTGATCACCCATTCCACCACTTCCATCACCGCCACCAGTTTCTCCACCATCTCCATCGCCACCTTGACTATCAGAATAGGAGCTAGCCCCTGCGTCATAACCACTTCCTCCACCAGTTGAATCATAACCATAAGCAGTATTAGCAGTAGTATTTGTAATATCGCTTAAATCATTATAACTGTAATCTTCTGGCTCACCTATGTCAGGGCTAGTTACTTCAAAAGCTTTATCTAAATCAATCTCTAATTGATCAGGAGTATTATATGAAGTACGATTATAAGTTTTATCTTGATACGCTTTAGTTCCAGCAGGTGTAACAAAGCCGTACATTACCACTCCTTTTTGAGGACCATAAGGACTAGAAAGAACATTTCCTTTAGCGTCTACTGCTACTGGCATAGCGTATCCCGGTACATCAGCAAAACCTGCTACAGTAGAACGAGTCTCTATTCCACGCCCATCTTCTCCTCCACCACCCCAATAATCATCTTTGTTTAAACCGGGCATACCTATTTGACCCATACCTTCGCTTGTAAGAGCGCTTATAAGTGGACTTATAAAAGGACCAAATATAGGAGGTAAAGCAGCCGATGCTAATAGTGTAGTTACTGATGTTAAAGGGTCTTTTTTAAAAGCATCAAATTTATCAACAGCTAAATCTAAAGGATTAGGTATATCTGATACAAGTCCTTTTGCTTTGTCTATAAGAGTATCTATCTGAGTAGGAGGACGGTAGTTTGTTTTTTCAAAACCTTCGTTGTTGTAATCTGTACCAAGATCCTTTATCTGTCCAAAGGTATCAGTAAGAAACGCATTTTCATCTGCTAATGCTCCAGCCGCATCCGCTGAAGAGTAAGCTGGAGAATAGTTACTAGATGAGTACTGTTTAGAAGGATCATCGTAATCTATTTGAGTATTTCCTTCGCCACCTCCTATATCTTCTAATTCTGCTGTTTCTCTAAGTTGACGTACTATGTTTTGATTAGAAGAAGAAGAAGTAGGAGTAATAGTAGGAGTAGTAGGAGTAGTAGTATTAAGATTAAAAGGTTTAGTTTCAGGAGCTAATGGTTTAACAAAAAACTGTGATGCTCCTGAGGGTAACTTACCTGCTTTAGTAGCTTCTCTATAAAACGTTGAAGCAGGAATACCTTTAGGAACTTCAGGTAAACCTTGACCTGCTTTTAAAGGAGTCTTAGTAGTTATGTTCTCAAAGATTTGATTCCAATTTACACTACCACTTGTAGGTGTTACTGATCCCGGTTGAACTGTTGTACCTGAACCAGAAAGAATATCTTCAATAGCACTAGCAGACATAGAAGAGTCTGAACCACCTAACGCAGATTCTAATTGTTCTGAAAAAGTTGCCATATTATTTTTCTTTGTTTACCTGTGCTGTATCATTAACCGACTTCTTGAGAACCACCAAGGTTTCCAGTAAAGCCAGCTTCCCCTGCAGTCGGCGCATTTCCGACTCCGATTCCTCCACCACCAGCCGTGTCCTGTGGAGCGTTACTAGCTCCTTGAGGTATTCCTCCAACCCCTCCCATACTAGGTGGTTGTTGACCAGCGGCAGGAGCAGCTTCGCCTGTTGATTGTTCATTCATGCCTCTCAGTACTTCTGCAAAGATTGCAGCATCATTAATATCGTTAACCAGTGCATCAGGATCAATGTCTTGGCTAATAGCTAATTCACGTATAAGATTAGGTATCTTAATAAATGGAGCTAACATAGGATTAGAAACAGTCTGTAGTAGCGCAGTTAGACGCTGTGTGCGTACTTCTTTCTGTACAACTGCGCTAGTACCTTTAGGTTTAATTTCTAGATCACCTATCTTTTCTGGTGTATCATCATTAAATTGCATGTTCCACTGAAAGAAAGCTTCACCTAAAGGTTTAAGTAGAAAATCATCTACGTTCTTAATGACTGTCTTGACACTTAGTCCTGCACTAGACATTAACATGCTAAGTCCTGCTGCAGTACGTCCTGTACCAGTTACACCTGTCTGTCCATGAGATATACTTTGTATACCTGTTTGCTCGTCAGCTAACTGTCTAGCTTTGTCGTACATCTGTATGTTTTCACCAGCAGTACTGGGAAACTTAATGGCGTTTACTGCAGTACCAGTGACTCCTGACTGTCTACGAAAGACTTTGCCGGGAAAGATGTCATAGGATTGACCGGGAACTAGTTGTGTTTCATCTATGTCAAATACAAGATGTCCTGCTAGTGCTAGATTGTCGATAGCCATACGCATATGACCATTCATGAGAAGTTGACTATCTTCCATGTTCTCAGCTACACCTACACCAAACAACTGATACGGATTAAGCTCATACGGAAANGAGTGATAGGGTATACGTGCAGGAATGAAAGGATTAATAACGAAACGTAGTAGTTCTTGTCCACATATCCAGACGTTTACTTGAACAGAGTCAAGATNGCCCTCAATGCTGTCAAGATCAATTCCAAAGTCTTCTGCNANANNGCTATCAAGACTTCCCCAATACTCATAAATCTCGTAACGACTNGTCGAGTAAGTAGGATCATCTTCGTTAGAGTGTAGTGAAGATTCAAAGTAACGTTCTTGATAGTTAGGTCCACTAGCAAGTACGTTTCCGATAGCTTCTTCATCAAAGTGTGGACGATTAATAAGATCACGTATTTGCTCCCTGTTCATTCTATGACGTTGTATGACATACTCTGCGTCATTTACACTTGTTGCGCTAGGATCAGGATAAAAATCCCAACAACTCACGGACTCTATCTTAGGTACAGTTTTCTCTATAGGTTCGTAAGTCTTTGCACCATTCTCACCTTTAACCCAATTATGTATTGTTTTAGTATAATTAAATGGTCCCTTAATTACACCTGTACCTAGTAGCGCACACTCAAAGATAGCGTGACGTAGTACAGTTACAGCACTAGTATCTAGTAGCTGATCTTGTATGCACTTTTCCATTATACGTGCAGCTTCTGCTGCAGGAGCAATTTGAGGTTCTCCCATACGTGTAGGACCAGAAGCTATATTAGCACCTTCGTACTTTCCTGCTAATCCACCTAGCTCTGCAGCTTGTGGCGTAGGAGTAGCTTCCATTGCACCGGGAAGTAGTTCTTTACCGTCACCTTCAAAACCTATGATATCTTCAGGAATAGCATCCTCTATAGGTATCTTACTTAGATGTGCAAACTCATCTATACCCGTAGGCATAGGTGTAGATTCAACAGAGATAGGAAACTTATTATTAGCAAATAATACATCTATNATTTGTCCGTAAGCTGCTAACACTTTAGTCTTTGTTATTTTAATGAAGACTTGACTGCGCTCNTTGCTACGGTATTGTGTGCTAGAGTCGTAGACACCACGATAGTTCTTGTAGGCTTTTAGCCAACGTTCTTCTTCTAGTTGTCTACCTGTCTCAGCATTACGAAAACGTTCCATGATAGTGCCAATAATACCTGTAGCTCCTTTAGCTTCAGGAACGTCAAGCATCTCATCGCCTTCGTAGTCGTTTGTATTATCTGCCATATGTTTGTTTCTTCTTCTGTACTTAGATACTCTGTTTAGATGAAGCCATAATCATACTAGCTTGACCCATATGATTGTTACCTGACGTTGAAGGAAAATCTTCCGTTAAAGTGCTTTCTTTAACACCTACACCAAACTCTAGCTTTTCACGATAGAGTGCTGATTCATTAACGTCTGAAAACTCACCTTGTTTACTCATTTGACCCATGATGTAGCCTTTTCCGTACATTTGCTTGTTACCTGTTGGCATGTTACTCTCTCCTTTGTTGTTGTTGTTATTATTGTTGGGGTAATTGTTTCATAGCAAAACCTTGATACTCTTCTTCTAAATCTCTTTGAAAGTCTGAAGCAGGACCACGGTACTTTTCTACGTAGTTACGTGCTTTTGTGTTAATACTGTTTGGTCCTTCACGTAGAGGAGAACTCTTTCGACCTAGCATACTTTGTTTCTCAGTGACTCGTTTACTTAGTTCTTTACCTGCTAAATTACTTACAGGAGTTAGATCAGAAGTTCGTATGTTTGATTGCATGTTTTGTACTAGATCATCTTCAGACATATCTTCAGGATCATTTTCAATAGATGTACCCATTTGACTAGGATCTACTGCTACGTCTATCGCTGCTTCAGCGCCTTTAGCAGCTAGACCTGCTGCACCAAAAGCAGCGTAAGGAAGAACTTTAAGTCCTCCTCTAATAAGAGGTTTAAATACTTTCTTCTTTACATCATCTATTATTTTATTTGAACGGTCATCTAAATCACTAATAGCTTGAGTTCTAAGCCCTTCAGAAATAGGTAGGTCTTCTTTTTTACGTATTCTATACTCTGTTATTGCATCTGTATCAGATGGTTTTCTATTAGCTTCTAGATAAGAAGTACGTTCCTCGTTAGACATATCATCTAAAGTTTTAACAGTAGAACTTTTTTCTTTAGCAGCAAAAAGATCACCCATACTTTTTGTAAGATCGTCTACTTTTTTTTGTACGCTATCTAAAGCACTTCCTACTTGTGTACTAAGGTCTTTAACAACTTGATGAAAACTATTAATCTGAGATTCTACTTGTTTTTGATCCATAGAGATAACTTGAGTAATACTCTCAACTGCTCTATCTATACCATTACCTGTAACAGGTATAATATCCTTGGCTCTGTCTGCAGCGCCAGTAAAACCATGTCTTAAAAAGAAAGCTTTTGGAGATAATCCTTTGTCTTCTGGTATAGATATTTGTCCTAAAGAATCCTCACTATATAGTATATCTTCTAAGAACATTTTTGCAAAGTGATCTACTGTCGATGCTTTATTTAGAGTAGAACGTCTTGCTGTTCTTTGTACTTTGTAGTGAGCCATACCTACGTCATCAGCTGTACTATGGCCTAGTACTTTATTTGCAGTATCTTTACCAAATTGATCCTCTAATGTATCAAAGATATTAGCTCTTAAATCTTTAATTGAAAAAGGAATCTCTTCAAAAGTTGATGCAACTTGTATTGATAAACCTCTCTCTTTCATCATTTGCCGTACAGCAGTATTAATCTTGTCACGATAAACAGATTCTTTTTCAGGAAATAGTTCAACTCTTCCTGCTGCTTTAGCTTCTTCTGCTGTATCTACTAGAATATTAGCTAGAACAGTTCCTAAATCTAATGGAATAGCATTACCTTTATTATATATATATACTTTCTTAGAAGCTAAATCTACGTAAGTAGCGTCTTGCTTTCTTAACTTTGCATCTGAAGGCATAACTTCTAAACGTAAAATATCAGGATTACGAATACCTGAAAATAGTTTAGTCATAGCAAAAGCTTTTATGTTTTGATCTGGTAAAGTAGCAAAAGCATCATTAAGGGTTTTATGAAATGACCAAGGAGGAGGAAAACTTTTTTGCTTTGTATCTCTAGTAGCAGAGATATTAAATCCTTTAGAACGATCTCCTTTAGTTTTTTCTTCTAATTGACTTACTTGATTAGGTTCAGCAATGTTAAGAGGTTTTCCTACGTTAATAAGAGCTTTAAGCCAAACGCCAATTTCTCCTCTTGCTCTTTCAGTCTTATAGAATTTCTTGGATAGTTCAACAAGAGCCGTAAGTGTGTCCATATTATTAACAAACGATAAATCTTTATCTAAAGAAACACCTAGTTTTTTTACTAGTTTATTCTTTACAAAGTTTTTTATATTAGCTATGTTCTTTTTCTTGTTTTCATCTAACATACTTTCATCGTTTTCGTAACGTAATACGAAACTATCTAGAGCTTGCTGTACTGTTACATCATAATTGCCTTGTGAAGGTATAGGACTTTGTGGAAGTTCAGCCATAGTTAGTATCCAAATACGTTGTTAACAGGTGCATAGGTCTGTTCTTTGACTCTATTTAACATACCTGCGTGTGGTAGACCTGTCTGTCTCGTCATACACATATACCTTAAAGCATCGTAGGCGTGATCCTCGGCTCTAGTATCTACGTCCTCAGAGTTAGTCTTAGATAAAGGTAGTGTGGGTAACGTGCGTATGAGATTCGTACACGTACTTACTATACGTAAACGAGCCTCTCCTGTACGATCATTGAAACCTAATCTTCTATGCAACTCTATCTTTCCTGACATACGATTTTTATCTGCTGGTATGAAACGTACACCGTTACGTGTTAGTGTTTCTGCTATGCTAGGACCAGTACCGTGTTTAGACCAACATGCTCCGTCTAGTACTGATATACTCATGGGTGGATCATCTTGTTCTAGAGCGAGTATCATCTCAGCTAGTGTCTCACCCGTGTAGCCTTTGTTGTATAGCTCACGGTATATCCAGAAGTTATTGTCCCAGTCTACTGCACCCCAGAGGACACAACTAGGGCTACTATACCCATAGTCGGCAGCTCGTACTCTGGGCCAATTATATGGTATCTCAAAGGGTGCAACAACGTGAACCGATCTATCAAATTCGTAAAAAGCTGCACCATCTGCGACATCCCAATCTCCTTCTAATAGTCTTCTACGTTCTACTTCTGGTAAAGAGAGCAGCATTGCTTCGTACTCTCCTGACTCTGCTAGATGAGGATTATCTGTTAATCTAGCAGGTATAAATCTACGCTGAAATAAAGGTTCATTTGCTCTCTTAGGATGACTAGGTGCGTACTTTAGAGTTTTTCCTGTGTCAAAGTCTGTAGCCCAGAAAGGTGAGTTAGGTACAGAAGGATCTATAAACATCTTCTTTATCCACCAACCGCCACCACCACCGGGATTAGCAGACGCTCTCATGTAAGTCTCTATGGTAGTGTCTGTACTACGTAGACGACTTCGTAGATAGTTCCAAACGTAAGGAGTAGGATAGTGTCCTAACTCGTCTATACCAATCCAAGTAAAAGCTTGTCCTTGATAACGTGCTACGTCTGCGTCTTTATCTACGTAACTAAATAGGGCTGTAGCGCCACTCGGAAAAGACCACGTACTCTTAGACTCTCTAAATATTGCACCGGGAAAAGCTTGTGGATAGATTTTTCTTGACTGATCTATAAGCTCTGTGAGTTCTGATAGAGTTCGACGTAGCAATAGCGCACGATGATTACCGTTGTGTGCGTATCTTAGTAGGTCCATTAACATGGCAAAGGATTTACCTCCACCTGCTGCACCTCCGTATAGGACTTCTTTCTCTGGGGCTGCTAAAAAGTCAGTCTGTGGACCAGTGTTCGGATTAAATAGGATTTGTGTATTATCGTGTAACGCTGCCTTTAGACTTTTTGGTAACTTCTTAACATTCTCCTCGACTGCCAGCCCACCTTTGCCTATAAGTTTTTCTGCATGTTTGATGTTGGCTTGCTTGTCGTTGAGTTCGTTTAGCTTCTTTTTAGCTTTTCTTTCTTGTTCTTGTGCGAATGAAACTTTCTTACGTACTACTCTTTTCTTTTTTTCTATGCGAGATACGTTGTAGCTTCCTTTTTGTCCCTTTGCTAACTTAGGTCTACCTGCTTTTTTCTTAGTAGGAGGTTCATCTGTCACTGCTGTATGTTGCTTTTCTGGTTGTATTATTATATTTTTTAGGTAGAGTTTTTAAAGATTTATTATCAAAACTCTTAGATCTTTTTTTAGCTGCTTTTATTGCTTTAGCTTGTGTTTTAAAAGAACCGTGAGGTTTAAGTTCACCGTCTACTACACGTTTACGAACTTCTTGTTCAGACATTTCTTTTTTAGTGATGGGATTAATAGAAGAAGCATTATACCATTTGTCACCAATAGGAAAAGTTTTTGAAACTTCATGTCCCATTATTCTTCAAAGTCTTGTACTAGCTCTTCTGAAGGNGTTNNTGGCGGCTCACACTCACAAGTCTCTGGATCACACTTGCAACCTTCTTTACCGCATTTAGGACACACATCTTCTAATAAGGCCATGCTATGCTCTCCGTGTAGGTTTCTTAGCTGTTTTAGCAGAACGTATAAAGTTAGCTTTAGTAGGAGCGCCTTTAGCACCTACTTTACGCATAGTCTCTTTAGAGCCATCAGCAATACGTTTACGTTTAGCGTGTATGTTGGCGTATAGGCCGGGTTTTTTAGGAGTAGCCATTATGCTTTTGCCTTCTTCTTCTTTTTCTGCTTTGTCTGCTTTGTCTGCTTTGTCTGATCTTTCTTTGCTATTTTATGTGATTCAGTAAAAGTGCTACCGCTTCGCATAGCCCTACGCATATCTTTCATATGTTCAGGTGTGTGATGTACGCTATGTTCTTTTAACTTAGCTTGCTGACGTTTCGTTATAGGTGTTTTTGCCATTAGCACTTCCATCTTTTTCTAGCTTGTCTGATACGACTGTTAGGATCGTTACGTGTCTTAGCTGACGCTTTCTTGAGTTGACCTAGTGATCTAGCACAGTAGCTTTTGCGTCTTTTAGCTGCTGTACTTCCAGCTTTTAC